CTTCGGAAACAATTTGTCGGAACTCGTTAAGTATTTTTTCCTCAAACATATTGTACTTTTCTGCTGATTCTTCAATAGACTTCCACTTGGCTCGCTCAAATTTCTTGTGCAGTTGGTGTTTTCTCCTTGTCACCAAATCATCAACAAGCATATCCACATCTTTTGTGGTAATTTCTTCATCGGTGTATGGCGACATATCATGCGTCCATCCATGCCGTCGTCGGTATTCATCAAACCACGCACGAGGAATACCAAATTCCCTACAAATTTCATTCATAGATGCAGGTTTCCCTACCATGTTTGAGTATGCTTCTTTCATGGCCCTATGTTTGTCACCGTCAACACAAATCATTTGGTCTGCAACTCGCAAGAAAGTGTAGTATTCGTCTTTTGTCGAGTCATAGTGATAAGATTGCTTTACAGCCTCAAGTTCATTTTCAATAACAGGCTCTTTTTCGGGTTTAGGTGCTGGCTTTTCATTATTTTTCCAACGGTAAATTGACATTTCCCAACCCTTAACTGATTTTTTAGGGTCAATCTTGTTTAACCTTCGGGCAAGACTAAGAACAGCCTCACCTTCTTTAAATTGTTCAGCAATCAAATCGCTACCGTAGTTCGGAGAGGCTCGCATCAATATACTCCAAGAGGAAACCCTTTATGAACATTTATCTTTCTGTTGATTTAGCACCAACAAAAAGAATAAAACGATGTACTCAAAGACCAAACATAGTATTCTTTCATTTATTCATAGATGTTTTATGCCCCACTGATATTGCTTATTACTTCTTTTTCTTAAACGCCTTTGAAACAATAAAAGAATTAAGCAAAACCGATATATGTCGTTCGATTTAATTATTTTTGTAAAAAAAGAAACAATAAACAAAAATAAATCGCTACCTTCATAAATCATCCCACATCTCCCCCTAACATGGGTATCTTTGATAGGTTTCGACGCAACGCCGTCGCCGAAGAAAAAATCGTTCATCGGGTCGGTAGTAATGTACCACTGTCAGTTGCCGCAGGTTTGCCGGATATTTTTTCCGAAACAGAAAAGTTCCAAAAGGAATCGAACTTCCTTAACAAATTTGACTTGTACGACAACATGGTCAAGTTAGACCCCGAACTCAATGGTGCTGTACGAAGTGTGTCGCTCACTGCTAACAACTACCGCATTGACTACAAGAAGGCTAAGAATGGCTCAATACGCAACGCAATCATGGAAATGGTTGACCGTGTTGACTTTGACGACTTTCTTATCAACGCACTACGCAACCTACAAGTGTATGGCAACGACATTAACAAATTAGTTGGTCGTACCGGTGTAGGTATTACCAACATTCAAAGCCTTCCTATCCGACAGATTACTATTGTTGACAACCGTGGGGCAAACGGATTACCATTCACAGCCGACGAAAACAGTCCAATTATGACAAATGACTTTTACATCTTGCGAGAACAAGGCATTGACACTATGGTATTCCCTCGTAGCGAAATCGTACACTTCCGAACAGACTTCCGAAGCAATTGGTACGAAGACACAAAATTGCGTCAAACCTATGGTGTGTGGGGTCAATCCCGATTTTCTTCACTTGAGCAAGTAGTGCGTGTTAAGTACAACACAATGAACAACCGTATTGCTCTTGAAGATGTGCTAACCAAGCAATTCATTACAATTGATAAGTCGGCCATTGAACATATCCAAGACCCCGACGAGCAACAAGAAAGGCTTGGAATTATCATGGATGAAGTTATCAAATTGTTTGAAGGTTTGCGAGGCGACCAAATGCCAATCCTACCTTCCTATGTGACACTACACCATGTTGACCTCAAAAACACAATTCCCGACAACAGTGGTTTCCTTGATATGGTTGGTGCCAATGTAGCCGCCGTTCTTCATGTCCCTCGTGTCGCCGCAGGGCAAGAAAAGGGTTCAACCTTTGCCGCTACCTACAACGCAAATATGTGGGCTAATACGGCCATCTCTCGCCTTCAATCAATTGTTAAGCAAGGTATTATGGAATTATTCTCAAAACAATTAGAACTTAAAGGTATCAAGCATGAAATGAAAGATTTACCGGAGTTCCACTTTGAACCTATTGCAGAAGAGTCGCCTATGGACTCTATGAAAAGAGCCGTTCTTGGTTATGATGCAGGCATCCTAACACTTAATCAAACACTCGAAGTTATTGGTATGCAACCGGAATCGGCAGGTACCAATCGCAAAGAAGGGACTAAAGGAAAAACCGGCGAACTTCCAAGAACAAACCAACAAGAGGGGATGAAAGATGAGTAAAAAAAACCCAAATTCGTTTAACGACAAAATGGTACAGCGTACTGTAATACCGGCAATTTACCTATGGCTTCTCGCAAGCGGCGCAGTAGTAGGTATGGGTATTTGGAAACCCGATGTTGTTCTTGCTAACTTGGATGGTTTTATCGCTCTTATTGCTATTATTGGTGGTGTTGCAGGTCCGGCTATGAATACTGTTCTCCGTATGTGGGAATCCGAACAAACCATTGAAATTGATAACATTCCCCAAGAACTTAAGCACGAGCGTGACCGTGACTCCGAAGAACATGACCACAAGATGTTTTTGGAAAAGTCTGCACAAGACCATGTGCATGAAATCAAAAAGCACGATGCTGGAATGACAACAATTACCCCCATAAAACCTGTTGGAGAAGAAGAAAATAAAAAATGAGGGTACTATATGGAATGGGTAGTTGTTGGCACATTCCTATTGGTAGTTCTTGAAGTTCTTTTTTGGGTTTTTGTCGCAAAAGTTGCTTGGAAAAGATGGGGTAAAAATGATAGTTGAGTGTCTTGAGCGCAAAGAACTTGAGTTGATTTGGCCCAATTTACCATTCCCAAGCGAAAAGGGTTATCCTCAAATTTTTGATAACATGGATTATTGGGTACTCTTTGTTGATGATGAACCGGTAGCGTACACCGGCTCTTTGATTCTTGAAGAGTTCGCATTTGTTGGTAATACCTATGTCAAAAAGAAATACCGAAAAAATAAGTATCACCCATTTTTGTTAGAAGAAAGAAACAATAGTTATGTATTGCGTGATATACCGAAGGTCACAGTATTGAATCCCATAGAGCAAATAAAAATGGAATCACTTGTTAAGACCGTAATATCTCTTGGATATACCAAAGTGGAGTCATACTATGATGTTCAAAACATTATGTCACTGTCACTTTACGAAGACATTTTAAACGAAAGTCAACAGATTTGGCGAATGGATTAAAAGTCACTCCGCCTGTCGCAGTACCATGCCCGATGTTCAAGAAGGTGAGTCGAAAGACGATTACATGGACAGGTGTATGGGTGACAGCAAGACTGCTGACGAGTACCCAAATCCAGCACAGCGAGCGGCTGTGTGCAACTCTATGTATGAGGGTAAAGAAGCGTCTTACGATGATGATGAAGACGAAGAAACCGTTGAAGCCGCAGAATATCAAGGTAAAAAGGTGACACTCAACAAACCATTCCGTACACAAGGCGGACCTAAGAAATTTGCTGTTTATGTGCAGAACTCAAGTGGCAAAGTAGTCATTGTGCGTTTTGGCGACCCAAACATGGAAATTAAGCGTGACGACCCTAAGCGACGCAAGGCATTCCGTGACCGACACAGTTGCTCGGAAAAGAAAGACCGAACCACACCCGGTTATTGGTCTTGCCGACAATGGTCAACTAACAAAGTCGAAGCATCCTACGATGAACTATGGTCTTCTAATGAAGGCGAAGTCATTGAAGGCATCGAAGAAGTTATTGAGGCTTCCGAAGACAAACCATGTTGCGGAGGCTGTGCTGAACACGCAGAAGCCGCAGAACCAAAACCAAAAGAAAGCGAAACGCATGGTGAGTATATGTCCCGTTGCCAAGAGGCAGGGTACAGTAAAGAACAATGTATGGCCGCACACAAAGGTCACGAATTTGCAGAAGCATCAGCCTCTTGTCCTATTGGTGAAGAAATGGTTGCCGGTTCTTGTCAACCTGTAAATGTCACTATGGAAATTACTGTTGAGGAAATAGTTGCTAAAGTTGAAGCATCAACAGGCAAAAACATTCTTGAAATCAAAGGTGTTGCATTCCACGAAGGCTACAACAAAAACCGTTGGGCTATTACTAAGCGTGGTGCAGAAAAGGTACTTGACCAAATGATAGGTGCTGATTTAACACTTAACCACCCTAAAGCAAAAGATGTTGGTTTTGAGCGCAACATGGACGGTGGCGTAAATGAAGCAAATGTAGGAAAGGTTATTTCCGCAACAATAAGTTATCCCGACAAAGAAAAGTACGAAGTGCGGTATGCGGCCCATGTGTATCGAGAAGAATTGTTTGAGGCTCTTGAATCCGGTCTATGGTTAAAACCCGAATATGGTGTTAGCATTGGTGGCTATGGAATCCCTATCGCCGCAAGTGAAACAGGTATGGTGTTTGACAATGACTTTACCTTTGACCACTTGGCAATAGTTCATAAGCCAGCGTACAACCGAGCGACAATAGAATCTGTTGAAAAGGTTAAAGAAAACGCAGAAGCAAAACATGGTGGACAGCATGGCAAACCCGGAAAGAACGACCCAAGAAAGACTCCCGCTAAACCCGACGAGCGACGAAAAGGGTCTAAGAAAAACCCACCCGGTTCCGCTAAAAAACCAAACAAGTCAATTGTTGTTTCTCCCGCTACTCGCAAAACCTTGCAGAACAAAATGCAAGAACACAACAAAAAAGGAAAAGGTAGTAAAGCATCTATGGGCGCACTCCTTACTGTATTCCGTCGTGGTGCTGGTGCTTTTAGCACAAGCCACGCACCCAATATGTCAAGAAATGGCTGGGGAGTGGCAAGAGTCAACGCATTCCTATATCTCCTTCGTACCGGAAGGCCATCAAATCCCAATTACAAGCAAGACAATGACCTACTTCCCAAAGGGCATCCTCGTGCTAAAAGAACTGCCTCCATCGAAGAAACCTTCATAAGTCAATCGGCATCTCGGCAAGATTACCGAAAGGAGATAACGAATATGTCCGATGAAGAAATTATCGAAGAAAATGTTTCCGCAAGTGAAATGGAAGCACTACAAGCAGAATTGGTTCTTGCTCGTGCAGAACTTGAAGAGATGAAGGCTCACGAAGCCGCTCAAACAGAAGAAGTCCGACTTGGACTCGTTGCTTCCGCAACCGAACTTGGACTTAAGGGACACGAAGACCTTTCTTCGGACACCCTTACCAACCTCATCGCATCTTGGGAAGCATCCCACCCTGCTGAACCTGTGGTCGAAATGACCCCAGCAGTTCCAGCATCCGAATCAGCCGTCGCTTCCGAAGAAAGCAAGACCGCTGAACCTGTTGTCGCCAACTACCTAAACGGTAAAGTTGTCGAAACCCCACAAAGTCTATACGCACAAGCATGGAATGCTTGGGCTTCTTCTTGGAACAAAACCCTAAGCGGAACCGAGCGTAATGACCAGCGCATCAGCGCACCCAACTTTGAAGAAATGAAGGAGATGATTTGAATGGTAGCATTTACAGGCAACGACCCCCGCAACGCAATTTTGAAAGACGCACAAACCGTAAGCGGTGTTGGCCTTGTTCTCGCAAAGTCTTCAGACGCAAACAAACTCCAAGTTGGAGCCGCAACAAATGTGCCTTTGGGTGTTTCCGCTGGCGAATCCAGCCGTGATGCAGACCTTGTTTTTGAAACCACAGGCGCAACTTGCTCCTACTTCCCAATGGGTGGCGTTCACATGATTGCCTCCCAAAATTCAATTACATACGAAACCGGCGATTTGGTGTACCTTAAGGGTAGCGGCCTTGTCAATAAAACAGCAGGTTCGGACAAACTCGTCGGTGTTTATGTCGGTGAAGGACAAGCAACTACATCAGCAGGTGAACTAATTCCGGTCAACACAACTCAATGTGCAACGGCTTGATAACAAAAAAATAAATGGAAGTGAATAAGATGGCAAACGAATCCCTCGAACAAATTATGAACGCATCTGCCGCCGCTGGGCCTTTTGGTACCGGTGACGCAGTTCTCGAACAAACCCTCCGTGACTTTATCCAACTACAATCCACTCGAATTGCAGTCGGAACACAAATCGTCGGAACCCGAACAGTCCCTTGGCTTGAGTTCAAGTGGTACACCGGTGTTGAAGGTACTTTCTCCTACCCATTGGATGATGCCGCAACTGTTGACCCTACAAAGATTGGAACTTCCAACTACACTGTGAAGTTGCAGAAGGGTCAAGGCCGCTGTGTCTTCCTTGACACTGTGCGACTCCGTGGCGAATCCTTTGAGAACATTGACCGACAACAACTCGCAATCGTCCGTGGACGAGCCGATGTTATCGACAACAACATTCTTTCCACCCTTCACGGTGGTGCTGGACAAACCCAAGCCGCAACTGCAACCTTTGGTAGCGCATCTGCTGACGAAGAAAGCGACCTCTTGGCTACAATGGACAAGATTTTCGCAAACGGTCGTGTGTCGGGAGATGAAGCGATGGCTCTTGTCCTCCCTGCTTCAACCCGCAGTGCGCTCTTGAACACCCAACTTTACGGAAATGTCGTGGAGTCCCTTCAAGACCACATGGCTCGAATCGCAAAGATGAGCATTTACTACACCCGTGACTTCACCGGTGGAAAGTCCTTGCTCCCAACCGATGCCACAGGCGCAATCGAAGACGACGCTCTCTTGCTCATTCCGGGCGCAGAAACAGCCGAGTTCTTTACCTACAACGGTGCAGGCTACCAAGAAACCGAACTTACCCGTCTTCCGGGCGTTGGATTCGATTGGCTCCTAACCGGCTACATGGGAAGCGTTGTTCACCAACACCAAGACGGTGCAGGTGCAGGTACCTCGAACAGAATCGCCAAGATTACCGGCGTCGTTTGAGGTGATTTACTTGGCACAAAACCGTAAATTCCAAGACTTCATCGAAACTAATATGCTCCAAACAGGAGCAGTTAGCACAGTAAAGATTGCAGACAACGCAGTCACCGAACCAAAGGTTGGCGGACAACAAATCCACACCCTCAAATTCGTGTTTGACGGTAGCAGTCTAACCACAGGAGCAAAAACGCTCACCAGCCCAACGGGAACTGCACAGACACTACCTGCTGGCGCAATCGTCGTTGACTTTATGCTTGATGCTGATGTTCCCTTTGCATCTTCCGGCTCCGCAACAGTTGCTTTGGGAATCACAGGAACCGCTGATGCTTTCTTGGGTGCTACTGCTTTTGACAACGCCGCAGTTGTTCGTGCAACTTCGCACTTTAAGCGACCTTCCGGTACTTCTATTATCAATTCGGAATCAAGCGTTTTGCTAACAATTGCTACCGCCGCACTTACCGCTGGTGGAGCATCTGTGTACATCAACTACATCGAAACTCTTTGAGGTGATTCACTTTGAGTGATTCAATCAAAGAATGGACAGAAGCCGATGGTACAATCTATCGACTTAACTCCGAAGGAAACTATGATGTTATCCCCCCTGCTAAGAAGGCTAAGAAGCCTGCTAAAAAGCAATCCAAGAAAAAGGTGGCTGACGAATGAGTGAGCGCACCAAATTGGCAAAGCAACTTAGGGAAAAGGGCATTCCGGTGCCGAAAGATGCAAAGGTGACTGATATGCGTCACCGACAAAAGCATTGGATAAGTGGCAACGGTTGGCTTGTTCGTCTTGTACGACCAAGTAGCCGAAGACCAAACAGTCCAGCAACACTTCTTCCCGACCGAGAAACATATTGGTTGCCCGACAGCCGTATGGCACACGATATTGTCAAAACACAATTAGTGGTTATTCTTGGTCGCTGTTCAACGCCACCTAAGAATACTGCTACAATAGCAGTACCGAAAGACTATAACGACAGGTGGCCTGTGAACGGTTTGGGTGAAGAAGAATGACAGTCACTACTGACAACATTCGGGATTTGTTAAACCGCCCACGGGGTCTTAACGAAGGCACCATTACTGAATACATCAGTATGCGTACAGAACAAGTCAACAAGTCCGCAAGAAATACTGCTTTCCTTGCAGACGACTCCACCAATGTTGTCACAACAGCACAAAAAGAATCAGCAATCAAAGCACTTGTGTGTGCAGACTGCCTACAAGTTATGATTGATACCTTACCTTCCTATGTCAACGAGAGCGAGAGAAAAGAACAAGATATTCGTTTGACGGCCCAACTAAGGGGTTTTATCCAAAGAGGTCAAGATTTACTCGCTCTTGTTTCGGAAAAAGGTGGAACGGCTGTTAAGGTCACTTCAACCAAAACGAAATTAGTGTGAGTATTATGGCAACAATAAAATGGCTTGGCGGTACATCGACCGCATCTTCCACTGCCGCAAATTGGAAAGGTGGCGCAATTCCTACTGCTGGCGATGTTGCGCTGTTTGACAATGAAGGACTTGCAGACTGTGCGTGGACTTTGACAGGTGGAAGTCCTGTCACTGTTGATGAAATCGTAATAGAAAGTACATTTGACCACCAAGTTATTCTTAACGCACAACCAACAATCAAAGGTCTTTTTATCAACGGCACACTAAATGCTGGTTCAGCAGGTGCTATTTCGTTTAAGCATGGTAGTGCGCCCAATTATTTTGGTACCTACAAATCATACGCTGAAAGATTTATTCTTATCGGCGATAATGCGGCCTATGTGGGTAGTAATACCTTTTCTTTGGTTGGGTCTTCATCACCGATAACAAAATTTGATGATGGTCAACACCCAGCAGTGCGAATACAAAGCGGAAATTTTGCACCGGACTACGAAACACCAACAGGTACAAGCAAGAAAGCATCTTTTACTTCTATGACTATTGCTGGTGGGACTTTTACTCCCGAAAGTGCATTTTCGGATAATGACCGATTGAAAATTTTTGATTTTACAGTATTTGATGCCACAGCAGTAAATAGTGTGAACTTTGGATTATCGACAGTTGAATTTACAGGGTCAAGTGGTGGTGTTGTACTACCAACACACAACGCCAGAGGATATTCTTCCACCTTCCAAGCATACTATCGAAAAATAATTCTCAAAGCCGCAACAGCAGGTCACAAAATCCTGTTAGCCGATAACACATTTGTTTCAGTGGAAGAATTTGAAATACAAGACGGGTGTATTCTCAAGGGACCAACAACTCTTACAGCACAAGGCTCCGAGGTAAGAAGTATTGTCACACCAAAAATAAGAGGCACTTGGTCGTATAGTCAAATTAGTCCGGGTATGTATCGTAGCCCTCGTCACGCTTCCGGCCCAATCGACCTTATCAATGGAAATGTTCATATTACGGGAAAACTAAATGTTGATGGTTTGATTGACCCTACCGGTTTAGAATTAGACCCTGTTAGTTCAAATCCGGGTGGAGTAGCCGCTAACACGCTTTGGCTTAACAGTGGGGATAGCAACAAGTTGTATCACGGCTCAAGCGAAGTTGGTGGTGGCGGTAGTGGAGATATAACAGCCGTCAATACAAATGCCCCAATAACAGGCGGAGCAACTTCGGGAGCAGTCACACTAAGTCTTAGTGCGGCCACAACAAGTGCCGCAGGTTCTATGTCGGGTGCTGACAAAACAAAATTAGATGCTATTGAGGCATCGGCAGATGTGACCGATACTGCTAATGTCACAGCCGCAGGTGCGCTTATGGATAGCGAATGTGCTTCTCTTGCCGATGTCAAAGCATTGAATCAATCAGTTGTAAGCGGCGCATCCCCAACCTTTACCACCACAAACATGACTGATGCAAGCAACAAACGGTTTATGACCGATACGCAAGAAGCAAAATTAGATGCTTTAGCAAGCCCATTTGAGCATGTCCGTCTTGCTCTTACAAACAACTCATTGGGAAGTCAAAGTTCGGGAACCAATTATTATCTTGACTTGGCAAACACAAGTGATTTTTCTAACACAGGCAACACAACAAACATCGTCGCAACCGCCGCCGCTCAAGACTATGTGGTTTTAAAAGCGGGTGGAATGTATATGGTTGTTGCTTCTGTTGAAGTATTTACAAGTGCCAATACTGCCGCACAGGATTTTTGGCTACAATTAGGCAACGGAACATCAAGCAACGCTGAACGGCGAAATTGGGGAACTTTTAGAATTAAACGCGCCCCCTCCCCATCGTCGGCTGATTCAGCCGTCAATATGCAAAAAACCGTCATTATTGATGTAGCAAGCACAGGTTCGGATGAAAAAGTGTATGTTATTCCTTATGTCAATGGTGCTGATTTTACAGTTAAGGCGTATGACAACAATCGAACCAACATTACAATCACACGAATAGGAGCGTCTACATCGTGAGCATAAAAGCAAAATTGGAAGCACGATACCCCGATGAGGATTGGTCGCACATTGATAGTGGGGCTGATGGAGAGCAACCTGTTTTTTGGTATTCAAAGGGTGTTTATGGAGTTAGTCCCGATATGTGGCCTTCGGACTTGGCTGAAATGACTTCAAGTGAAATTAAAGCGTTTTTGGAGAGTTAAATATGACAAAAAGAAAAGGAAAAATAGTGTATCATCCTCCCGAAAGGTGCTACACGAATGTGAACATTGAAGAAACACCCCACGGCTACAAGATTTATCGGGTGGGCGAAAGTAGACACTTTACCGTTATTCCGCTATCAGCCGTAAAAGAAGTTCTATACAACAAAGGTGAATAAAATGGATATTGAAATGATTATACTACTTGCCGCAATCGCAGTGGGTCTTGGGCTTGCTGGCTACAAAACATACAAAAAATTGATGGCCGATGGCAAGATTACACTTGATGAAGTAATTGACTTGGCTGACGACCTAAAAGATATTGCCTCAAAATTACCTTCCCTATCTTCGATTAAGAAAATGAAAAAGGCGGAGTTAATTGAACTTGCTAACGAAAACGGACTTGCCGTTGACGGAACAAAGGCAGACCTCATTTCCCGTCTTGAAGAAGCAAAGCAGGTGATTGAGGATGAGCAAAAATCTTGAACAACAAGTCGAGTCTTTGGACCAGCGAGTACAACTGCTTGAACAAGCAGTGTTTGAGTTGTCCGTTATGGCAAAATACCTCAAGTACGCATTCTTTGCTATGGTTGCTTCACTTGGCGTTGATGTGCAGGGGTTGATGTGATGGTGTACTATTGTTCAACAAGCGATGTAGGCTCCCGTCTTGGGCTTGACAGTACCCAGCGAACAAGAGCAGGGACTCGATTGACAAGCGCAATTCGTCGTGCAACCATTGACATTGACCAAATGTACCGTGACTACGGTCGAGATGTACCCAGCAAATCAATCGCAGAAACCACCCTTAACGGTGCTATTTCGGCTGGGGCTACCACAGTGACCCTAACAAGCGGAACGGGCTTTAGCAGTGCTGGAAACGGCAATATAGACGGTGATTCTTTTGTATGGACGGGTAAGTCCACCAATGACCTCACAGGAGTCACAGGTATTTCTTTTGACCATGCCTCCGGTGTCACAGTACAAGAAGGGGAGCAGGCACATGTTCTTCGTGAAATTTGTGCTGATATTGCCGCCGCATATTACTTTGAAGACGAAGCGATTTTTCAAACGGCAAGCACCCACGGAACAATCCGTGGCAACAACCTTCGTGAGCGTGGCATGGATAATCTCAAGCGACTTGCTCACTTAGGAAGTGTTGACTAATGCCAGCGTTTCACATTCGTAATCGCTCCGCAAAAGGAATGAGTATCAACATTGACAATGATTCTTTTAACCGAGCGTTTCACGAAATTCAAGAAGCAGTGGAAAAGGCTATGATGTATGCAAGTGGTTATGCTCTTAGTGCCGCCAAAGACCACGCATACAAGCATCTTCGAGGATTTATGGGTATGCACCCACAGGCACGAGAAGTCGCTAACTCTCTTGGCTACGAAAGAACCGTGACATCAAAAAATGATGATGTGGAACTTAATGCTATTTTTGGAAGCAAGGGGCCGGATGGTCGAAGTGGCGACATAGGCGTAGGTGTGCATACTGACCCCGACGATAACGAAGAAAGGTACAACATAGGTGCGGCTTTACAGGAAGGTCGAGATGCCGGACCTTTTAAATTTAAAGGAAGGCGTTCTCGATTTGCCAATACAGCATTAGGAGCGAAACAATATGGTCGCCAAATAGGTTCGGCTACCGGAAATACTGCTTGGTACGGTAATGGCGGTGAAGGTTATTTTTATGGTTATCTTGCTATTGATTACCTTACTGTGGCAGAAGACAGGTTTGAAGCAAGATTCCCAACACGAATGAAGTACGAACTAAAAAAGAGGCTTTGATATGGCAATAGCGACAACGACTGAATTTTGGAATTACCGACTAAACGGTGAAGACCCTACTGCCCCCGTAGGAACAAACAATGGTGCTTGGTCAAGAAACAATGATTATGGTACTGCTTCCGACGATTATTGGGTGGTGACAAATAGCCAATACCATGTCCAACCAACCACAAACGCCTACACTATTTTTGCCGGAATACAATACACTACTGCTCCTACCGATGGTCATACTTTGCTTACGCTTGATAACGGAACAAAGAAAGTCGAAGTTAAGGCTCTTGGTCAAAAAGTTCAGTTGGTTGGCGCAACAACAGTGACAAGTGATGATTTGGATATTTCAATGCTTGAAGAAAACCCAACACCTCTTATCTTGAGATTAACTCTTGACGCATCGGGAAACGCTCGACTATACTTCCGAGAACTTATCGAAGACGACTCCGCAGAAACAGCGTACCTTAGCGTTGCTGGCGCATCAAGCAGTGGAACAAGAACTATCAAGTGGGGAAATGGAAGTGGGAATGTAAAGTGGGCCAGCGTTTATGCTACCGATACAGGGGCTTTTAGTCCCGACGAGTTGGCACCTTCGGATTTGACAACAGACACTTTGATTCGCATGGGTCTTTCGGTAGTACAAGCACTACGCAACAGCAAGAGGTTTTACCTTAAGACTCATTTGGATGCTGGCTCAATCAAGTACGGGTACGACATTTCAAACACAATGCTGTCGAAGATGGTGCCTCCATTCGTAAATGTTATTTTGCGAAGACTTTCTTCGCCAACATTTGCGGCTCTTGGTGGTGGCAGAATCGACCAAGAGTATGATGTTCTTATTTACATTACCAGCCGTGGCACAACATACGAAGATGCGTACCGACAGTGCCTCAATATCACCGGCGAGATTTTCGATGAACTTTACACCACAACAGGTCTAAACGGAACAACTGACAGTCTTTACGAGTACGACTTAGAACTTCAATCCAAATTAGATGATGAGGTCACAATATGTACCCATCTACTGACATTGACCTATTCTCGCCGAATAAATATGCGACACCGATGAAACATTTAATAATCAACTCGAAGGTGAAAAAGGCATCGGAAGGTGATTTAATATGGCAATCCAAGATATGAACAACCGCTATGTGGCGATTGGAAAAGAAGACTCATACGGAACGACCTCGTCCTCATCGTACTTTTACGGTGAAGTTGACGACGAAACAATCAAGCATTCCTACGACTTGCTTACTCGTGAGGACATGAGCCGCTACGGTTCCTCAAAGTCCGTCACAGGAAAAGAGTACATGGAAGGCGACATTAACATGGCCTTGATTAACGACAACTTTACCGGTATGCTTCTTCTCGGACTTATGGGTACCGACACTGTGACAGGCTCCGGCGCACCTTACTCTCACACTTTCACAGAAGCAGGCACAGGACACTCTCTTGAAATGGCAGTTGCTCGTGAAGAGAAGATTCACTACTACAAGGGTGTGGTTGTTGAGTCTTTGGGTATTAACGCCGCAATCAACGAATACGCTACTGTGAGCGCATCGTTCATGGGTAAGTCGGAAGACAGCCAAGGCGCACTTAGCGGATTGACTGCCGCATTCCCCGATACAAAGCCTGCTCTTTACTTCTCCGATGCAAAGGTCTTTTTCAACGGTGACACAACAGCAACCGATGCTGTGAAGTCAATTTCGTTTGACATTACCCTTAACCGTGATGGCGATGCGGCCTGCGGTCTTGGTAGCCCAACCTATGTTCGCGCTCCACCAGCACAACGCCGTGAGATTAGCGGAACTATTGAGTTCAACCGAATCCTATTCACCGGAGCCGGAGCAAGCAACCCAACCTATACCGCTTTGGTTTCCGCAGACGGTCTTGAGTTCTCCGGTAGCGGTGTTGAACTAAAGTGTCAATTCGGTGACGAGTCCACCGCTGACCTTGTGACATTCAACTTTTACAAGATTCGATTTGAAGCACCCGACGCAAATGTGTCCGGTCGTGACAGTCAAACCTTCTCGGTACCGTTTGTGGCCCTTTACGACAGCGTTGACAATAAGATGATGGACATTGTTGTTAAGAATGACCGAGCCGCCGCATACAGTGCTTGAGGTGATTTAGTTGGCACACAACGGTGGAACAACCATTCCCGACAAAACAAAATTAAATGTTTTGCATTTTGAAGGTACTGCCGCCGCAGTACAAACGGCTCTACGGGCCGCAATAGCAAACGATGATGTTATCATCAATTGCTCAACAACGAGAAAAAAGGATAGCAACCACATAACCTGTACCATTGTTGCTATCATAGCATGAGAGTAGTATTCCCCCAAAAGGAAAGAGAAGTGAAGAAAAGATGCCCGTACTAACAAAAGAATTTGAACTTGATGATGGAACAAAAATCACTGTGCGACAAGCCGGTGGTATGTCCAAATTGCGAATCGAAAATATCCAAGCAAAGGTTTTTCGTGACCATATCCACTTTGGTGTTGACCCGACAAATTGGACCGATGAACAACAAGCACAATTTGCAGAAGCCCTCGAAACAGAAGGTGCTGGAATGGAATCCCAAATCCGTGAATGGGTGCCAATGAGTATTATTTCCCCTAAAGATTTTGATGCCGACAACCTAACAAGCAGTGAACTACGAATGATTCTTGGCTTTGTCCGTGGCGACGACCCGGAGGGTGCAATCCCTTTGGACAATTCTTCCGAGTAGCACCAACACTGTGCATGGCGTACAAAGGTACGCTACCCTCGGATTTGTGGGACAAGTATGACTGCGAAGGCGGTCAAGACCTATTGACTCTTGATTTGCTTGTGGCTATGGATATGCAAGATAGGATTGCAGAAGCCACTAAACAGGCAAAAAAGACTGACGGCAAATCAATGGTAGCCCGACGCAAACAAAGACAGGCCCAGCGAGAACTGTTAAGTGACAGTGAAGGGATGGACATGCTAAGGAGCCTTGGCGTTCCCATAGCGAAGCGTAGCGAGTGAAGGTGGAGAGAGTGATTCAAAGCCTTATTTTTTCCTTTGCACCAATTGTCGCTGTTTTTGCGATGGTCACTATGCTCGTTTTGCGAGCCGGTGCATCCCGTGTTTTCTTCGATGTTGTCGGGTCGTTCCAAGCCAACCGTTTGATTGGTGACGCACAGGCAAAAATTACTGTTCTGCAAAGTCTTGTGCTGGATGGTCTTTCCGGTATCACCGAAAGCATCCAATTGATTTCCGACCAAATGGATTCGCTTGTTGATAGCACAGTTCCCCTTTCTCAAGAAATAGCCACGGCCCGACTTGAATTTGAAAAGTTCGCCAACTTTACAGATGTTGATATGGCAACAGAAGCAATCATAGAACTCGGTGAAACATACGCATTTAGTGGTGACCAAGCCCTTGTCGCTGGTGCTAAGATGGCGCAGTTATCCGACATTGTTGGTGGTGGCAAAGCGACTGTTGCGGCTACCGAGATTGGTATGCAGTTCGGTATGATTGGTGGCATGGAAACAGAAGACGCCATGAAGAAAATGATTTCGCTTCAACAGCAGACAGGCTTCATGTACGGTGATTTGGAAAAGGCTAACTTTGACCGAATGACCTCGGAGCAAAAAGCAAATGTAGTCCGAGCAAACAGCATTCGGATGCTCAACCAACTGAACACAATCGAAAACCGTTCTGCGGCAACCATGTCACAGATTACCCATGTTATGAATCAGTTCGCATCTTCCGGTAAATTGGCTGGTGATTCGACGGCTTACATGGCCGCTATGTCCGCCACTTTGATTGAGGCTGGTGAAGAACAAGGAAAGGCTGGTCGTGCGCTCAAGATGATGTATGCCCGTCTTGGTGCCAACACAGGAAACAACGCAGAAGTTCTTAAGAGGTATGGTATCGAAGTCAAAGGTGCTAACGGCGAATTGCGTAGCATGGAAGATATTTTAAACGATGTTGCTATGCGATATGGCAACCTCAAGGATGCTGACAAATTGGCTCTCGCACAGGCTATGGCTGGAAACGACCACTATGTTCGTGCAATCAAGTTGTTTGAAAACCACCGCCGTGTAGTCAAATTAGACGCTCAAGCGGTTCGAGAACTCGACACAGCACAAGAAGAATTAAACAAGAAAATGGCAGATGTTTCGTTCCAATTGAAGGAGCAAGAAGCAAGACTTGTCAACGCTAAGGCGGCAGTTGGTGCGGTCTTTACTCCCGCTGTTCTTAGAGCGACAAAAGCACAGGCAGACCTTAACTTTGCCTTTGCTGAATTTGCAGAAGAAAATGAGATATATCGAGGCGTAATCGAAGGTATGTTCACGGCTCAACAATTAGGAAAATTATACGCTCCTATTGTGGAAGCGCAACTTAACATGATGAGCCTCAATGTGTCGATGCGAACCCAACAACAAATTGCTCGTGCTATGAACAACGAACAATTGGTTAGGTCAAGCGCATACGGTGGACAGGTCGCCATGCAAAGAATTTCTATGGATATGCTTGATGCCGAGTTATCCAAAATGTCACAATTGACCCAAATAAGCATAGGGAAAATTTCAATGGAAAATCAAGAAATGATGATGCGGTCGGCAAACGCACAAATGTCAAGAGCATTGACAACGGAAGAATTGAAACAGGCCCAAACAAGCAAGCAAGACTTGCAGACTAAAATTATCACACTACAAACCGAACAAACCCGTGTACAAACAGCAAACGCTTTGACTGATGCAGAAAGAAGAATAGTCGCACAAAGAACCCAAACCGCAAGAATAGCGACAATAGAAAAATTAGACCAACTTGACAAAATACAACTGATGAGCATTGAGGAAATGGCTCAAAAAAGAATTGACGATGGTCACTTCAAGAGGATAACACAGGTTGACCAAGTAATGTCTAACTCGGCGGCAAAGAAAAAGACCGAGCAAAAGCTGGAAATAGAAAATGCAAGGGTATTGGAAGATATTGAAATGAATCGTGGCATCCTAATGCAACGGCTTGGTTTTTACACACAAGAAAATCAAGCCGCAAAAACCGGTGAAGTATTTTTAGGAGAACAACAAATACAACAAATGCAACAACAGTCACAACTGATGAGCAAATTGATTTCCGACGAAGGTAAAAGAGTCTTGCTGGCAAACGCTATGGAAACAGAAATAAAGGGACAGACGCAGGGCGAGATTATTCTTGCGGCGGCTTCCACAAGACTCAACGAGATTACCAAAATGAAGTCAAACACCGAACAGCAAAACAAAGCAATTGTTGACGCTATGGTGATTTCCGCACAACAGTTGGCGGCGGCGTACAATCTCAACGAACAAGAGATTATGCAGATTCTTCCCAAGATGAAGTTATTCGCTCAAACATTTGCACAGGTGAAAACACAACAGGATTTGACGGTACAGTCTTCTATGCGACAGCAAGCCATGCTAATGAAGACTTCGGGAATACTAAGCGCAGTATCAATGGGATTCAGTATGTTCAGCGACAGCGAAAGGTCGGCAAGAGCAAGCATGATTTTGATGAATCTTGCTATGATTCCTTCGATGATTCAAATGTTTGCATTGACCAAGCAGACACACGGACTTATGATAGGAGCAAACGCCGCCGCAGGCGGAGTAAATAATCTTACTTTTTCCCTTAAAGGTCTTAAGACTGCAATTATGATGACGGGTCTTGGTGCGCTTGTCATTGGTGGTACAGCGTTGCTTGCTTGGCTATTCGCTGGAAAAGACAAAACCGACGATATGGCCGACGCTATGATGGACTTTGGACAGGCAATCAACTACACTAAGGAAGAGTACGAAGATATGATGGACACCTATCTTGACTACGACCTAAAGGGTCTTTCCGATGCTACAAACCGAATGGAATACGGTATCGAAGACCTACAAAGAAAAATCGCCGAAGCAAGCGATGAAACCGTCAAGAAGGCATATCAATCAAGACTTGATATTTTGATGAAAGAACACGCTATCTTGAAAGACATAGAAAATCTCACTGCGGCAGAAACCTTGACGACTGACCAAGCCGCCCTTAAAGAAGTATTTGGGTTGGTAAAGGATTATCAACAGGCTGGTCAAGACTTGGCACAAGCCGAAGAGAACTTTGGATTCTTTGATAACCTGTTCAGCAAGTACACATGGGCTACATCAATGGGCGACGAAGACTTGATGTACAGTGGTGCCCAAAAAGAGATTTTTGGCTTAGAAGACGCTTACGCAGATGCGTTTGCGGCAATCCCCGAAGAGTTCCAAGGAGCAATCATGGACTTAGCCAAAGAAGCAGAAACGGCAGAAGATTTCATGGCCGACCTTACCGACTTCATCGAAACAGACATGAGTGCATTGAGTCTTGGTGGTTTCGCAGATGGTATTCAAGAAAGTATTATTGGCCCAATAGAAGCGGCAAAGGAAGCGGCGTTTGAGTTCAGCAACGCCCGTGAAGAAATGTTCTTCGGTATGGCAAAAGGAAACATTACAGGCGACATGGTAAAGCAGGTCGTCAACAAGGGAGTTGAAACGCTCATCAACACCACCGAGGTGATTATGACGAACAACTTCAACGGCATGACTACGGGACAAGCGGCAAACGAGATTACCAAGCAGGTGATTCAACAGTTGAACTCTCGTGGTTTGAACATAGCGCAGTAAGAGTGAGAAAAATGTCAAGAACAGCAACAAGCAAATACGGGTTTTGGCTCGCAGGCTCCTACGAAGATTGGTCCGGCTCCAAAGTTATCGCAGACGATGGCAACCAACCGTCAACCACAGGGACATACGACTCCACCAAAACCCACCACGGCAACATTCTCAACGGAGAAGCCACACTTAGTCCTCGATACCGATGGAGTATTCGGGACCGAGCCAACAATAGCGAGTTCTCAAATTCGACCAATTACTTAGCCTCTAACGACGGCATTTCTCGCTGGGCTACCCTTGACTCTATTCGGCTCGGAAAGGGCGAGAATTGGGGTGGGAGAGCGCAATTACAGTACCCTAACACTCTTGTCAATGCTAATCGGGTGAGATACAACAAAGCAGGCAATAGCAACAGCGACGATACCTACCTTCTCATGTCGTCTTCCTACGATTCATCAAACCGATACTACATTCCTTCCGGTGACACCGACCCCACCTTCGGTCGAACAACAAAATACAATTGGAATCCTCGGAATTGGCCCGCTCTACAATCCGGCAGAATCAGTAGCGGCACACTTCCCGACTTTATGCAACACGCCCAACTAACAGGTGTATGGATGGGTGAGAGGATTCAGTGCAACGCATACAACGCCACGACAGGTGCAACAACAGCCTACGAAGATACTCCCGAAGTAATTTTCTCTCCGATAAAAAGTAATGCGGGAAAAACATTCTTGGCTGTCACGACCTATCTTGCAGACGACACTGCACACCAAGTCAACAATGTCGCACCAAGCGGACAATACCGACCGGTTATCGCATCCTCCGCTAATCTCAACAGTAAATCCGACGGTGACTTTTTTACAATCCGTATGTGTTCCCAAGCGATGCTCGGAAATGCCACTGTTTCTAACCCGGACCCTGTTGAATCGGGGGCGGAAGTCAAATACACTTTGAAAGTCGGCTTCCCAACCTCAACCACATTCGGTACTACCGGAGCAGGCGGAGGAACACCGGCAATCAATTGGACTTTTGTACCTCACGACGGGACAGGACTAAGCGGGAACGAAAGTCTTTACCATGTTAATTGGTTAGGACAACAGGACTTGCGTGACCCAAACCGCGACCCGTGGTACGACTTAGACTTCAAGTTAGATTTCACTAATAATAAGTTCAAGGTGTACCACGAAGGGACCGAAGTGACAGCCACCAACCCAACAGCAGGCTCATACACTGCTGGTGACAACGGAGGGTACGCTATGGCAAACAATACCGACACCTCCGCCGCTTTCAAGGCCAGCGAGTTGACGGGATGGGAAATGTTTGTTGTTCCCAACAGTAGTGCATCAAACAAATGTGTTGTCGCAACACTAATCGACCGATTCGCTCTTTACCGACCGTTGACCGATACGCCCGACAATCGTGGAGATAGGTCTTCCGTTGGAGAATGGTCTTGTGATATGCCGGTGAACGGAATCAGTACAGCAACAATCAAAATACTTGACGACGACACTGAACAAAATTTGACACCGTGGTTCCTCAACGACGATATTACAGATTGGCGGTTGTTGATGTTCAACGATAACATTCACCGACCACTGTGGAACGGTATTATCGAGGGTGTTTCTTTAGCACAGGATGCTTCGTCAAGAACAAGGGAAATAACAGTAGCGGCTCGCGATTCTCTTTCGATTCTCGACAGACAGATTTCGTCTTGGGAAGTCGGTCAAATCGGTCTTGGTAGTGGCGACCAAGTTCTTGCGAGAAAGGAAGAGTTGGCTTTGCTGTCCGATACAATGTTTATGGGTGCGGCCCAATTGGAGAGCAGTCTTCCGTCTATCGGCTTTGAGTCTTCGACTTCCTACAAAGAACTTGAAGGGCAACGCACCACCATTTTTTCGGGACACCCAATCCAAATGTACAACAACGAAGATGCGGCGGGACCGAATAATGTCGAAGATGGATGGTTGGGGTACGAGGTCGCCGGTATCACCCAAGCGACAAGCAGTGGTGACGCACAGGTCATTATGCGATACGCTGGAACCTCCTACACGACAAGCAGTACACCGGACCTATTCGGGTTTGACAATCACAACGAGAACGGCGTGACAATCAGCGCAGTAGGTTCGGGACCGACAGGTTTCGGCCAACTTCTCACAATCAGCGGTATGACCTATACGGCAGAAACATCGGCGAACTTCACGGGCTACCAATCAACATCCCCAAGAACAAGTGCCGAATCCGGCTACCTGTACCTACGCTTTTCATCGGCACCAAGTCGCAACGACGGCTCATACTTATCGACCGGTGATTTGGTCACAATCCCAGCAAGCGAAACGCAGGTCGGTAGTGCATTCCGTGACGAGGTACATACGGTTATTGCCACTCAAACAGTGGATGGTTATTTTTACGCTAAGACTTTGACAACGACCGGACCACTGACGGCTGTGACTTTTCCGACAGCAAAGTACACCATTGAACAAGGTAAAATTTCGGGAACAACAGAAAACCTAACGCATCGTGACGCTCACGCGATTTGGATGCGTGACCTCCCGAAGTCGCCGTGGTTCAAGAAACACTTTGCGGTTTATGGATTCTCATTTGTTGATGCCGGAACAGCATCAGCCTCTTTTACAGCAGACTCCGACATTATCCAAGTAAGTTCGTCATTCATTGACTCTTCCGAAAGCCACGGCGTAGGTCAAGTCGTGAACAGCGCAGGGTTTGTTGACACCTTCACCTACAACGGGTACATCAGCCCAGCAGACGACGGCAACCACTATCTTGTCGGAGTCAAAGGTCTTTCAATCGACCATTCCAGCGGCGAGAATGTGTACACTCTTTCATCCGGTACGGACTACAAGCACCTTTGGTTGCAGTGGGCCGATATGCGAAACAACGGTGACGCTAACGCAGACGGTGGCTTCCGCAAAAAGTCTTTCGGATTACTCAAGCCCGTCAAAGACAACTACAATGTTTCAATCTCCTTCACTGACCAAACCAACAATCAAGGCGAATACGATTCGTTTATCTCCATGAACATTGGAGAAGATTTGGATATTTGGGAACTTGACGCTACCATTGACCCGACAACAAACGCACCGTGGTCAACCCCTCTCGGTAGCGGAGCGACAATCCAAATAACCAATGGGTATTCGGGTACAGCGATAGCAAGCGACGGTAGCACAGGTATAAAATTCAAAGTTCTCAACAGCGACACCGGAGTATCGGACTTGGCGGCTGGTGACAAAGTGATTATCTTCAACAGTGATAATTACGACGGAATCCACACTATATCGGGAATCACAGGTAGTAGCACAAAGGAAATAACATGCTCGACAAGCACATACACTACGACGGAAGCATACACAGCGACCGGTCCCTTTGTCCGAAAAGCGGAAGCCGAGCATCGGGTTTCGAGCCTACGAGGTTGGGACCAACAGGCCGGAGCGTTGCTGGTGTACGACTGTTCAAAGTTCTTTAACCTCAATACTTTTATCAACAAGGGTACATTCAACCAAAGAAGCGGCGGTTCAATCAGCGTCGGAGAATACGAAACCGAGTATCATGGCTTCCCCGTATTGATGGACAATTATTGGGTCCAAGCCACAAGCACCAACAACAACAATGCTTCACCATACGGATTCAACCCTAACTTCCGTCGCTGGGTCAACGCAAGCGCAGAACTCAATCGAACAATCGAAGTAGGAGATACTGTGATTGAAACCAAACCATCCTCGTCTTTGGTTTCGGACTTCCCTACATTTGGTTATGGTAAAATTAAGTGTACACGGGATTCGGATGGACAGAACCCTTCGACGGAGATATTTTGGTACACCTACGACGGCAAGTTATCGACCGGTGTTGTGGAGGCGGCGACGAGCGCAACCTCCGGTAGCGGAATGACAATTACTTGTAGCGGCGCAGACTTCGTGAACGATGGGGTCGAAGCCGGTATGAGGGTGCGAAATGTGACTGCTAAGTGGGTTGCCCAAATCGCAAGTGTGACCGCCACAGCCATTGTTATTGTTGGGCTACCTTCTGCCGAAACAGGAAGTACGAGAACTGATGTGGCAATCAGCGACAGTATCAGTATTCCACAACAACTGTACGGTATTTACACGCAGTCGGATGCGGCTACCAACTACACAGGGGATGCGGCGGAAGAACTACTTGAAGGAATCCAAATGGACGAGGTTATCAAAGCCAACGGTAGTACCGCAGAAATAGCCGTGAACCTACCAAGCGCAGGCACAACGACCGGTGCCTACGATGAGGTCATAATCAGCGGAAGTGCGGCTCCACGGTATGCCCTACGCTTCCTAATGAAGACAGAAGGATATGCAACAAGTCCGAACCTCGGAACCTATTGGGTACACGACAAGGCTCGTTTCCTTTGGGCGTTCACGCTCTCCGATACATGGCTAACCCAAGCGGCAAGTCCTTGCTGGTTTGATATTTCCTCAATACCACAGACCAACAATATGACACGAGATGGAACCGACGCAGACTTTGATTCGTTTGGTGGAATATACGACGGGCGTGGTGGTAAATCACTGCTCTCGATTCTCCGAGAGTCAACGGAGTCAAGCGGCATAGGTCGTGACAACAGCAAGAGATTGGGTATGACTTACCAAATGGGAAGGGATAATAAATTAGAAATCCGACCGACATACAACAGTGGCGAGGCATTGACAAGGGATAGTATGACTGTCAACTCACTCGATGCTTCTATGGCCCAACAGATAACAAATGTTCGAGTCTATTATGCCAACGGCGGCTCTTTTTCCGACTTCCCAGCACCTACCCTCAATCAAACCTACCGATGGAAGATTGTCGAAAGTCCCGAAATACGCACAGAAGAAGAGGCGCAACTCGTGGCCCAAGAAGAATACTATAAAGCAAAAACAAAGTCAATAAGGGTACAAGGAGAAATCATGCGAGATTTGACGCATGACGATAAAATGCTCGTCGGCGGTCGCTACGGATATGTCGCAGACCCAACTCGTTTTGCAGAAAGAAGTGTCACACAGGTGTACGCATTTGGGGCCGCCTACCCAGCACCTTCTTCCGACTTCAACCAACAGTGGTCCGGTATGAATGGTGTGTTGGCAAACGGTCAATGCAACGCTCTCGACGGACATTTGGGTGTTGACGGTACAGACCATCTCAATCGCGATAGATACGGTAAAGGCTACATAGCCCCAGCGTCAACGGCTAAAGACACTACCCACACATACGACAATTCGTATTGGTGGTGGGGAGCGCACAGCGTAAGCCACGCTGTCGGTATTGTCCACATACCGAGGGACATGCCTGTGACGAGCGACAACAGTGCCGACGACTTGAGAATTTGGGTTGCCCTAAAAGACGGACAAAGCGGGGTGGATATTGATAACGCCGAGTTCACAGTCGGTATCACCGACCCGTCCTTCAATGTCACTCCGCCAAGCCTATTCACAGCAAACGGCGGTGGGGATATGGGCTACGCTCCGACATACGCCAACTCGACAGGTAGTGCGTTTTTCAAGACTGTCAATGTCAAGCGCAACGGGTTTTACGAAATCGAAATCCCATCGAACTATTGGGCTTCTCAACCATCCGGCGCACGAATTACTATTTCCGTAAATGTGGATTACCTCAAAGACCTACTTCGACACCGATGTGGCGACCCAACGGCATCCGGCATCCTACACAACGCTCACAACATAACGGAAGCAGGCCCGTCCGCTTGGTCGGCGACAAGTGCAGATTCACTCTTCCCTCTTGGGCTTCGTAAATTCGATAGTATGTCGGGACTCTATGGTGCGAGAAATGTGTACTACTGTCCACGAATCCATATCGTTCCCGATGTTCGTTGGCGACCAGCAACCACTGTGACCTTTACAGATTCGGGACTTGGTTTGAGTAGTGAGGCTATGGTCATACAACAAGTCACATGGTCGGTCAGCGGTCGAGATGTGGAGCAACTCTCCCTTAACCTTGAGCGTGACCAAACCAAAACGCTCGGAGGACTTGCGTCTTATCTTTACCCCAATGTTGCCCGTGGTCGTGGACAAGGTTCGGGAAGTGGTACCGTAGGAAACGGGGGTACAAACGACAGACCGCAAACCCCACCACCAATGCTACCACCAACAGGCGGTCCCGTAGGTACCAACCCCGTCACACCCGGACAGCAAGAAGGTGGGCGATTCCCCAATCAAGGAAGTGGGACATTTACTTCTTCCATCAATAGCAATATGCTCGCCTCCGGTGTTCATGGGAGAATGACCGGTCGCATGAACCTCAATAATAACGGCGTTAGCGGGTCTTCTTACGGCCTTCTTGGTCAAGCAAGGGTTGCACCCCCCCTCAACACACAAAGGGCCGTAGATGGGCTGGGAGATGCCATTTCTGCCACATCAGCAACAGCCGTCGTATCGTCGGAAGGAATGACCTTCACAGGAATTGTTGACCCCGACTCAAGTGACCGATATACGCAGACACATACCATTTCCGTAAAGGTACCCGACGATGTTGCAGATGAGATTATCAGCGTGACTGCGATTTACTCTCTCGGCGTACAAGGTAGCAAGGCAGTCCTAACGGCGACAGCAACCGAAGAATTGGGAAGCAACTCCATATCGCGCACCTTCTCATTGAGTGGTGGAGCGAACCGAAGAACAGTGGCAATCTTCGGAGGCAGTACCTTGACGGGAGCATCGACCGAAGGCAACACTATCAACATTGAGTTGAAGAGAACTCCGGGAACGGGTGACGACACAGCATCGTATTCGTCACTTGTCATCCACGCAATCAAGGTGAACTTCCAACGATACAGTATGAAGGGACTTGGCGATACCGGACTTAACCCCTACTGATGGGTGTAGTCTTTCCTTAACGCTAAGACCTTCTTGGCTTGCTTGCTTGTGATATTCGCACAGGCAACCATATCCTTCTGTCGAGTCTTCTTTCTTAGAATTGCGGGAATACTACCATACTCCGTGAGCAACGCAGTTGCCTGTTCCCTACTGATTCCGCAGGCCATCAAACACTTGATTCTGTCGTCGTCCTCGATATTGATTACTTGCTTCGGTATGTGTGCTTTAGGTGGTTTTATTTTTGCGATAACATTCTGCCGATGGTTGGTGTACAACCATTCAACGAAGTCGTCCATAGTTGTCAACTGTAAAAAGTGTAGGTTGGGAAAGCGTTGGTGCATCGTCATTTTGAATGAGTTAATCACAGCCGCCATCTTCTTTCGCTCTTGCGACAGTTCTTTAGCGGTGGCCCTCCTTCCGTGGAACCACGGCTTGAGTTCCGTATTGTACACGACAAGAAACGGTCGTTCGTATGTGTCGCACAAGTCTTTCAATTGACCGACGATGGTCCGAGAGCGACCGATACCGAGAATGCTACGATACAGGTCATTGATTTCTTTTGCCTCAATTCCCCATTCACCAATGACATAATCAGCGGACTTCATAGTGAGAACCCTTGCATCACCCTTTTCATCGTTGTCGGCATTACCCATCTTCACAAGCAACTTATGAATCAATTTAGGATTTTCACGATGGTCGATTAGAAGCATTACTTGGTCCCACCCTACCAATGGTCTATGAACCTATGGTTCCGTCATATTTCCAACACTTGGATTCACACATACCACGCAGGTTGTACCAATGACAGGATGGAGCGTTTTCATAATTTAAATTAGTCCTAATACCTTGTCGAGTCCGGTACTCGTTGAAGTCACGCCAATTGAGCGATTTTATGTATTGGAAAATCGTTTCTTCAATTGACTTTCGCTGTTCCCTCGATAGGCTCTTTGGGTCAGCAAACCAGCGTAGTTCTTGAGCCATGTGCTGTACAAGAGCCACACGGATTGGGTGTGTCGGATTTTGAACTGCAATCGCTTTCTGCAAACAGGGCATGATTGGGACTTCGCCTGCCAATTCGATTTCCCCATTGAACTCTTGAAGTTCAACCTTTGGTTCGGGGTTGTCAGCGACCCACTTAACAAAGTCAAAGTCGCTGTTGTTTGGTTCCCCAAAGAAGGGACAGAACTGAACCCACAAGGACTGTGGTTTGTTCGGTATTTTGAAAGACTCATCCAACAAAGCCGTCGGAGGAATGACGACTGCGTAGCGGCCACGGGTCACATTGTATGTGTTTGGAAGGCGAGTTAATTTAGCGGGGAAAGCAACCCCATCAAGGGTCTTGAGTCCGTCAGCCATCAATCTTTGATAGCGAGATAAATGTCGGTGGAAGTCGCCGCCCATAACAGAACGGGAGAACAGTTGGTGGATATGGAACCCTCGACCCGTAGCCACGACTCTAACATCTCCGGCCAACCGAGAGAGAAGAACACATACTTCACTCTTGACCTTCTCGATTCCGCCGTTATTTCCAGCATCGAAGTCCCACCATGCTCGGTCGATAATAGCAGAAGAAGTGTCATACTTCCACGGCGCATTAGCGTCCTTGTCACGGAATGAGTACAAGGAAGTGTAAAGGTTTGCTTTACCATTCAACTTATTTATGTACTCCTTTAGTTGTTTTTTAGAAGAGCAAGCACTACGCTTCAAACCCATTTCACGGGGCATATTCAAGAGGTTGTCCATTGGTTCCCGCATCCTTCACATTTGTGTACTTCGATTGATTTGGGAGAGTCGCCTTCTTGTCCGGTGACCCGCCACATTATTTCTGTCTTAATTCTTCCACTCTCACACTTTTTACAGTTCATCGTTGTCCACTCCAATAAGTTCTTCGTTGCACGACAAGTGGAAGTCACACCATTGGGTGCAGAAGTATTCGTTCCACTTGATAGGCCACTCTTGGGTCATAATGCCGTGTACGGAGTTATTTAACTTCTTCTCCATAGCAGTGATACTGCGCTTGTTGACTTTTTCGTACACAGCGATACCCTGTGAAAGACCATAAAACAATTCAGTGTTTCTTTTCCCTTCCAACTTAAGCATGAACTCGGCATCGTCTGCGTCGGGGAAGATGGTCAAGAAGTGGGTCGGCTCGTCGTAGCCTGCCAACATCAACAACTTCCGGTAGTAGCACAGTTCCCCACGGGTGCGGGACAACTTGCTTTGGTTGGCGTTGCCGGTCTTCAATTCGACAACTACAAGGTGACCGTCGGGGTGGCGGAAAACGCCGTCAATCATGCCGACAAGTTCCACAAGGTAGGAAATAGTATCGACGCCATCCTCGGCCTCGTTAGGCACCAAGACTTCGATTGTGTGGGGAATGGTGTGCTTGTCTTCAAGTTCAACGATTTCAAAGTGGCCCCAAGCATCAGCGACCTCGCCAAGAATCTCAATAAGAGCGTCAACACCGACTTCGGTTTCAACGCCTTGAGCGACAGCGTGTTTGTTGAACACATTGTACATTTGTGTATTGGTGCCAATAGACTTTTCCTTGTCCAAAGATACTTCTCGTAGCCCATCCTCCATAACTTGGTGAATAGCAGTACCACGAATAGCGGCGTCGCTGGACTTGAACTCCAAGTCCGGCAAAGCAATCTTGTTCCACCAATACTGTCGAGGACACATAGCATACTGTGTGTACGAAGACTTGCTAACGCGCAAGCACAATTCGTCAGTGACCTTAGTAGGGTCGTATGTTGAGTTCTTCTCTCCCATGTATATACATACACGGGCAGGCATATAAAGGTTGTTATGGGCGACTAAAGTCACTCTTCCTTCTTAGGAGAAGACTTTTTGGCAGGTGCCTTCTTAGGGGCAGGTGCCTTCTCTCCCCAAACGGTTGCCTTGTCGCCGAATAGAGCGAGAACGCTTTCCTTTGAGAACTTTTGAAGTGGGAGAAGACGGCTGTTTGGAAGTCCGAGAGAATCCGCTTCACGGTTTCGTGTCGAATCGGCAAGCCAATACACATTTTCAACACCGTGTTCTTCAACGGCTTTTGTCAAATCGCTTAATTTATCACTGCACACAATGTATTGCATAATTACTTTCACCCCTAAAGTGTTGTTTAACTTATTCGTCGTCATCAATCATCTCGCCCGAAAACGCTTCTTGTGGGAGAGGGTCAATCCTGTGACCACATTCGACACAGTGCGGGTCGATTTCGATTCCGTCAAGTATAGGTCGCATATTTACAACATCACAGTTAGGACACTTCTTTTCATCTGCCATCCCAAGTGCTTTCAAGAGAGAGAACATGACAACATTGAGTCGCTGAATATCGTTTCCGACAGCGGTGGACAACATGTGTACTCGTGCGTTCAATTCAACCAACGCTTGCGTCAATTGGTTTTGGCTCATTTTTTTGATTCCGCGAACGCCGTTTGCCATCCTCTATCAACCCTTCCCAAGTATCGCCTTCTTATAAACCTGTCTAAACGCCGCTTAGAACCACTGTACCTTCGATTTACCATTCATGGCTCGGTGCAACGGTGATATGTCCCAATTAGCCACTTGGTAATAAGGTAAGACCTTTTTGATAATGAAGCGTTCGACCATGACCTGCCGACCAATCTTGCTTATACCTTCGATTTCGGATGGACTGTCGAAGGCGATGTAATTGCCTTCTTCGTCAATGCTACAAAGGAAATAGTCACCTCCACGGTAGCCCTTGCCAAGTGTGCGGTTGGCCCATTGTGCGCCTGCGGCTGGTCCGGCAACGCTCGTATATTTTGCTAAGTCCTTAGTCAATTTACCTTTCATACACAAGTCTTCATCGGGAACTTTACCCTCCATAATATTCTCAATCAGTTCTCCTAATTCAGCGTTCACATCATCGGAACAATAGTGTCTTAGCACCGAATCAATGACGAGTCCCATCGCATTTTTCATCACGCTTGGCATCCTCGCTTGCTTCATTTCTATTCCCTTAACATAACGCTTGGGTTCGTGGTATTCCCCATCGGCCCAAGTCACCAAACCGGCGTACCGATTCTTCTCCATCAGTAGGAATGACTGCGACCACTTCTCAAATTGCACGATGATTGGGTGCATACGCTTGTTCATTTCAATGACCGATTCAATCCCCACTTCGGGCGACTCCACTTCGCACATCACCGAATCGGTGTGACCGTACACAACACGGTGACCCATGTCCTCGGCAACATCTCGCAACTTCATCAAAGTGGCACGAGAGGTGTATGTGATTGCTGATGCTATTTCGGGGTGATACAGCCCGTATTTGGCATCGCCTGCCACCCCGTACATGGAAGCCACCAATGACTTTGTAGCGTACTGTAAGGCGTCGTATCGCACCCTTTCTGCTTCGGTTGTAGCCTGCTTCATCAAACCCTTGTAGTGGTCACGCAAGACAGTCATTTTATCCATTTGTCGGACAAGCAAACCCTTCTTGTCTGCCCCGTGAATGAAACGAGTCCCATTCCCACAGTCCCGAACATCAATGGCGAATTGACCATCTTTGTATAATGTGTCCCACGAAATGTTGTGCAAGGCGACATTACTGTGGTACATCGCTTTTATGTCAAAAATACCAATGTCGTCATACACACCCTTCTCGCCATCCATCACAATCGCGCCTTCATACGCCTGCGCTTCAAACCGTGGCTCACTCGGCAGTTGTTTTTTGAACTGTGGGTCGCTTAAAGCGAGGCAAGAAAACACCTGCGTGATGTGTGGTGTCGAGCGAATCTCGCACTGTGCGATGTGCTGTACAGCGATGAAGTATTCCAATGCGTTGACCAACTTGTCCAACTTTGGAAGGAGTTCAACATCTATGCGGTTGTAGTGGAGATACAGAACGGGGTCGGTGTAGTAGGTGTCGTGACCGTCCTTGAGTTCGACTTTCTTTTCCCCTAATGCTTCCCAAGCAACATCATCCAACTTGTAGTTCGGCAACTTGCCATTCTTCAACTCGTACAACTTGGGGAATGCGAGGCGCAAGTCGATAATGTTCCGACCGACGATTGGTTGCGACCAATCCTTGTACTCGTAGCGCAACTTGTTCATCGGCGACATAGCGGTGGCACGAACACCAACCTTTTGACAGCGTGTGATGATTTGCTTTATGTCCGCACCTGTGACATACCAACCGGTGATAATGTCGGGGTCATGCTTTCGCATGAAAGATACGAAATGCGACAAGAGTTCAGCCTCGGTGTCAAAGACGATAACGGGGGTTTCGTAGGTGTAGCGGTTTTGGTTAGCATCAATCATTTGCTTGTATTTTCCCTTTTCGATGTTAGGCATGACAGCCCACGAGTATAGTCTTTCGGTAAAAGAATCATAGACCGAGAGCATTGTGATTTCGCCACTGTTGATTTTCCACTCACCGTCAAGGTACCAAACCCTGTGGTTGTATGATTCAAACGGCTTCTCACCGGACTTGACTCGTGCCGTCAATGCTTGGTTTGTGAAGGGAATGTTGCCTTCCCATGTGTGACCGGTCTTGTTGAGTTCACGAATGCTCCAAGTGTCGTAGCCTTCAACTTTGACGACACGCGTACCAAAGACTCCTGTGAAACCACCGGTCTTCTTGTAGCCATGAATGTATTGTGCATCCTCTTCGCTAACATAGCAATAAGGATTATACTTCTTGATTACCGTTTCCTGTCGCTTGTCGTTTTTGTCACGATAGCGAACGACCACATCGTTCTTACCTTTCTGTTCAACAATCATCTGTCTGCCTCAATATACCCTTGTATTGTAGGCATATAAAGGTTATTGACGGCGACCACGGGGTCTTGAAGGGATGCCTAATTTGACAAGCCACTGATGAATACTCATCGGAGTAATGTTGAACATAGATGCTATTTCCTTGAGAGTCTTGCCTTCATTGATATACTCGTTGTACAGCCAATCGTGATTCCGATACAATTTTTCCTTTGGTATTTCGGTAATTTTAACCGAAGCAGCAATTGTTCGACCGCCATAATCGAATTGAAATTCTGTTTCGCAATTCGGATTGGCATTTTCATCGGCATCCATCATTCTAATGGTATTGAGAATTAGATTTTGTTTGAGAGCGTCGGTTAGGGGGTATTCCGCCATGATACTAAATTAGGGCCGAGGGATATAAAGGTAGTGTGGCGGCATATAAACGCAAATCAATCGTCACGAACTACCCGTTGCGTTCCGCAATACTTTCTTTTTGCCTCGCCGGTACTAATCCGATGATTGGTGGAAGCGGACATGACTACCCTGCCACACCCATTACATTTACGCAAACACTTTCTTGCCATTAGAACCACTCCCTGTTCGCTTTGTCAAGCCCAATCTCTTCCCGATACGCCAAGATTCGCTTGTGTGCTATCTCGCTGTATTTCTCACTGTACTCAAGAAGCAACGCTTTGCGACCATGCTTGATGGATGCGATGGCGGTTGTGCCAGCACCCCCGAAAGGGTCCAGCACAGTACCGTTAGGAGGGCAACCAGCGAGGATGCAAGGCTCAATCAGTTCGACGGGAAACACTGCGAAATGTGCTTCGGGGAATGGCTTGGGGCCGACCCACCAAACACTACGCTTGTTTCTTTTAGCGTAATTCTTTACACGAGCGTCTGCGATTCCTTTCGCCTTGCTTGTGCGGTTGGGGTCGCCTGCGGCCCATTCTTCATTCTCGGCGTACTTGTTGGCTGACTTGTTCTTATCCGGCTTACCAACAGTGTCTTCCTTGATTGCCTCGTTGTCGTAGTAGTAATCTTTACTTTTCGATAAAAGAAACACATACTCATGGTTTTTCGTACAGCGGTCACGAACAGATTCCGGCATACAATTTGGTTTAGCCCAAATAATGTCCTGTCGCAAGTACCAACCATCGGCACGAAGGGCAAATGCGAGCATCCACGGGATGCCAACTAAATCCTTCTGCTTGAGGTCGCCGGATGCTTGGTTGCGTTGGGTAGTAGGGAGTCCACGCTCGCCACCTGCGGAGTCCGCAACGCCACTCTTGCGAGAGCCAGCACAATACGAATCACCGATGTTGAGCCACAGCGTACCTTCGGGTTTGAGTACACGCTTGACTTCGCGGAACACTTCTACCATGTTCTTGACATACTGTTCCGGTGTAGGTTCAAGTCCCAATTGACCGAACCATGCGTCACAGTGTTTGCAGAACGCCTGCTCTTGGGGTTCCCAATACGCAGATTTGAGTTGTAGTGAATTATTATTATTGCGGGTATTTTCGCTGGGTCGAGTATATCCTTCCCATTCGTGGGAAGTATCACCTTCTCCACGCTCAATACATTCTTGTGGACCCCAAACAATGCCCCTACCACCGTAGTCACGAAGACCCCAATACGGCGGGGAAGTCACGCACATATCGACGGACTCATCATCCATGTACGCCATCAGTTCGACGCAGTTGCCGGTGCGTATTTCAAATACCACTGTTTTCCCACCAATAAAGATAAGGTTTGTCGTAAGAGCGTTGAATCAATTTCATACGAGATAACATTCCGAGAATACTACCTACCACTTGGTTCGACCACTGTTGGTTGCGAGGGATATATCGTTGTCCCAAATCCCTAACTTCACGAGCAGTCAATGGTCTGCCGTGGCTTTGATATTTCAACACGGCAAGTACAGCAATCTTAAGGTAAATCTTCCTACCCTTGAGTCTGCCACCTGTGTACTCGTATAACTCATTGACCTGTTCTAATGTCAATTCCTTAAGACTGCCATTAAGAGTGTTGATAACAGTTCGTTCAGTCATATTATCACCGTTAAAATACGACGGAGGCGGGGCGGGTACGGAAGAGAAACACAACACTCCCTCATGCTTTGGAGGTACACTTTTACCCTTTTTCGAGGCGCAAACCCCACCATGTCGTAATCAATAAGTAAGAACTCCCGCTTGGAAAGCAAAGAACTCGCTGGAACCCATAACATTAGGCCAATGAATGTAAAGACGCATACCTTGTCCGAAGTCACGGAAGTCGTAAATGTAAATGTCACAAGAGCCGGTCATAGGCTTGAACACTTCGTCAAGCCCACCGTCGAACTGCCACTTCCATGTTTCCTTTGCCTTTGTTTTAAGTGCAACATCTGTCACGGTCTGTCCGAGGTGAAAGTCACCTACTTCGACTTGTAGGTGGTGCGAGTCATACTCCACACCCAAAGTGTATCTGTTGAGTCGCTGTCCATTCATGGTGTCGCAACGCAAAGCCTCGTACATATCCGTTGAATCCACGGTGTACTTTGCGAGAGGTTTAATCTTGTCACCGTTGCCGGTGATGTAGTACACACCGTCTGTGTGCCAAACACGGTTCACGAGTTCAATACCTTTCTTGTGGAACTCGCTGATAGTGTCGGGACTGTGAGAGAACGCCTTAGCATCTCCCGATGCGTCGAGCGTGGTTTGTTTTCCCCTACTTTTAATTCGTAGGCGATTGTTTTCTTTATCGAAAACGAGTGTCAATAGTTGACCGTGGTACTTGATGATTCCCAGCATATTGTCGATGCTTTGGATTGGGATATTGCATACATCTTCACCATTGACTGTGCAGGCCATTGTGACCTGTGTCAGCCCCGACAAGTCCCTTGTTAGACTGCTGGCGATGGCTTGTCCCGACTCGCCATTAAGACAAGTCAAGAGTAGTGACTCAACCTGTGCCTGTTGCTTTCCGTTGACAGTCTGCTTGCGCTTCATAATGGTGAGCAAGCGGGTCAAGTCGGCGTTGGTGATTTCAACGGAGGAACTCATCGCTTGACCCCCAAGATGTAGTGTGTGAACTTCATGGCCGGTGCTTCATGCTCGTCTTGAAGTTCTTTGACTGCGGCGACAATGTTGCTCACTTCGGGAAGTTCATCGAGCGTGAACTCCAAATCAGCAAGGCGGGTTTCGATGGCCTCAATGCGCCGTTGAACGGATTTGAAACATTGGAGGGCTTGGTTTAGTATTTCATTTAATTCTGCTTCCATTTCACTCACTCCATGTTAGCATTGGCAGTCCAAACCATTTTACTTTACCCTTGATAATTTCGAGGATGGTGTGGGTCTGCCCGATGTGTTCCATGTGCTTACCTTTGATTTCCTCAAAGGTAGCCTTGACAATCCAATCGTCGTCGTTCTTGAGTGTGGGGTCGGCCTTAACACCAGCGGCGGTATCGGCCCGCTTCATGTAGCGGGACAAGAAGATTTGTTGGGAGAACAAGCGCATGGTACCCTTGTCCCATTCCGGTCGCTCGCCGACCTTCATTAGCACTTTGCCACCGGAGCCGTTGTCAACATAGTTGGAAACATCTTTGAGATGGAAGGTGAAGAACACACAAGGCACAGCAAGACCGTGAAGTCGAGTCATAACTTGGCGGAACAATTGGTTGCGGGTGCGCCATTCCTTTTGGTTGAAGGAGTCGCCTTCTTCCTTGATAACACCCTTTCGGAGCAGAACATCAGTCATGGCGAACTCGCACCATTTCAAGAAAGTCGAACCACCGTCGAATACAATTCCGGCAATATCTTCTCCTTCCTTTGACTTGTCGGCAACAATGTTGACGAAGTAATTTACCTTGTCAATCAAGTTAGCGTAGTTGACGGTAGCATCGTCGTTGAAGATGCTGTCGTCACGCTCGTCAAGAAGTGGAAGGACTGTGATTTCATCATCACCTGCGTATGCGGAGTCGATGGTAGCCTTTGCCGAGTTGTCAACATCGAACACATAGATGTGACCCTTCGGCTTCACCTGTCGGCAAATACTGATGGCTGTACCGGTTTTGGCACAGTTCTCCTTGCCGATTAGTGCCATGCGTACAGGCACCGATTGTGCCGTGTTGTTCTCAAAAAGACCACGGTAGTAGTCCTTGTCAAATCCCGTTTTTGTGACGGTCGCTTCTGTTGTTTTAGTTCCCCAAGACATATTATTCCCTCCTGTTGTAGCCATATAAAGGTTGGCTTTGCCTATTGTTCGCCCACCAAAACGATTCGGTCGGTGAGTAGCATGAGCCGAGCAATTGATGCGGCGGCTTTGAGTGAGTTGACAAGCACGAGAGTAGCGTCGTACACATTAACAGTGTCTTGTGTTTCGATGTAGAACTCCGCCGTGTGCAAGTTCTTGTAGTAGTGCCTTTGTTGGAATAACTTCCTAATATCTGCGAGCGATTGCTCACTACCAGCGTTCTTGGTCAACACACGAACCGGTTCAAGGAGAACCTTCTCCCACCGCTCGTTGCGTGGACTTTCCGGTCGCTCGGTGACGGAAGTGCGTCGTGCGAGAGTCACGCCAGCACCGTGAATGGTACCACCCTTCATGGCGAGTCGGGTAGCGTTGACAGCATCGTCAACCCTTTCCCTCGTTTCACGGATTTCAGCCTCGCTGAATCCTCCGATGTGAATGTTAGCAATCTTTGAATCCAAACGAGCAATACGAGTGAGTAGTTTTTCCTTTACAAAAGAATGGTCAGCCGCTTCCGCCTGTTTTCGCAAACCTGCGATGTGGTCGTTCAGCGTATTTACAGCCGAAGAGCCAGCAATAAGAACTGTTTCTGTTTCGTTAATTCTAATTGTGTCAGCAGTTCCGAGCATTCCTTTACCGGCAACAACATCGGCAACCGTATGCCCTTCTGCGTCGAAGAATATCTTGCCACCGACAAGGGCTATAATGTCTTCAAACCAAGTCACAGGGTCAGCGTATGGTACCTTGATGGCACAAGCCTTGACAACACCACCAACATGATTGGCGATGAGGTTCGATAGAGCAACACCCTTAATGTCTTGACATATAACGATGAGCGGTCGGTTGTTCTCAACCGCAATCTCAAGCGCAGGCATCAAGTCTTCAAATTCCTCAATCACGGTTTGTGTCAAAAGGAACAACGGGTTGTGGTATTCGACGGTACGCCTGTTCGTATTACAGAACATCGGAGAAACGAATGTTGTGGGAACACTTGTTCCGAGGGCTTTCGACCAAATCGTATGGTCAAGAGAGCCGACCTTGAGATTGACGAGAGCGTCGGGGCCGAGTTCCGTGAAGATTTCAGCAACGAGTTCGCCAAGATATTCGTCGTTGTTAGCGGCGACAGAAGCCACGAACTTTAGCCGCTGTTCTAACTTTTCCCAATCATCATCGTCAGTGAGTGCATCAAAATCAATCTCATCACTTTGTCGTTCGATGTATGCAACGGTTTCGTCGGTCAGTTGAGCGATTTCTTGGGCGGCTCGGACTTTGTTGGGGTGGTCGGCGTATGCGTTGCAGATTGCACGAGCAAGTAGTGTTGCCGTTGTAGTACCGTCACCGGAAGCCTGTTGAGCCTCAAGTGCGGCCTGTCGGAACAGTTGCACTGCGGCTTGCACAGCAGGCTTTTCGGACTGTACGGAGGAAACAATCTTCACGCCGTCGTTCAACACCGTTGGTGGTCGTTCGGGATGCGTGACGAGAACAGTTCTCGCCTGCGGTCCCAGCGTACCTTCAACGGCATCAGCGACAAGGTTGATGGCCTCCAAGAAAGCGGCTTTCGCCTCTTCACCCATGACTACATTCGACATTTACTTTACCCCCAAAGTTATTTGCGACTCAATCCCAGCCGTCTTCGCCATCGTCAGTGTCAGCGAGAGGTGCGATGCGGTTCATGCACCACCAGCCGGAGGTCATAAAGCGAGCCTCGCCGTCACGAGTGACCCACGGGGAGCCAACAACAACGAGTTCCGAACCAACGCCGAAGTCAACCGAGGTTTCCTCGGAGGCACCGACATAGACTTCGATTGGTGGGGTTTCCGACATAATATCGGCATCAGCCACGGTCACGATGAATCCACCGTTTTCACGAGGGTCGATGTGAACCACTTCGACAACAGTAGCGTAGGTGGTGTCCCACTTTGCCTTGTCGTCAAGAGTTCCGTAGTGTTCGTGACACTTGTCGAGAGAAGGCATGAGCGTTTCACCGAGCCAATCAGCGATAAGTCCACTTGCACCGTTTTCGTCAACCATGAGAGGTGGTGCGGTAAAGATGGATGAGAGTTCAGCATCAGTGGTGAAGGCGGTGACCTTTGTACCGTATGCCATACCTTCACGGTTGGCAGGTTTCATACCGATGGTGCCGGTGACGAAGGTAGGCCAAGATTGCTTTGCCAAGTTGCCGTTGTATCGGAAGGAGTGTAGGCTCGGACTGTCGTTGGAGCCAGCCTTGCGACCCAAGAACAGACACGAGCGGTCGGGTTCTTCAAGTGGGCGAGCGGAGCCGTACTTGAAGTTCGGCTTGCCGTTTGCGAAGTGAGTTGTCGCTTTGTCCCAAATGAGTGAGAACGAGGTGTTCGCATCAAGAGCAATATGTCGTGGTGGAATCTCTTTGATTTCATCCGAGCGAGTACCTTCGGTGAAGTCTTGCTGGTTCAGCAAGGAAGGGTTGGCGTGACGGGTGTAGGTTCCGTCGTGGTTGTTCTCATAGATGATGAGCGCACCTTGACCAACAAGAGCGAGGCGTTGTGCCATGTCCGGCATCGACTTGAGAGTCTTGCTCATCTTGTTGTAGGCCATCTTAGCCCAATCCTTTTCACGAGGGACATTGACGAACATACCTTCGTACATCGTTGCGCCACTGCGGGTCAATTTTGCCTTTTCAGCCACCAATTGTCGTGCCGCTACTCGTAGGGCAAGAGTCTTGCGTTGTTCTTCGTTCTTACCGGATGCTTCCCAACCTGCGCCTTCTTGGGCGAGGATTGCATCGGCTTTCGCCGATAGCGTCTTGGGGTCAGTTCCGACTTGCGTTGCCACTTTTTCAATCATTTGTTCGTATGCTACCATGTAGATTTCTCCTGTATTTTGTCGTCATGTTGTGGGGATATAAAGGTTGTTATTGGCTCCCTCCGACCAACATACGAACGAAGTTGTAGCGCACTACCTCTTCATCCACACCGTTGATTATGTCACGCTCGGCAGTGATTGCCGCTTCAATGACTTTCATCTTGGACTGTGCTTTTGCCGGTGATTCGACAGCGTATTGGAAACACGCTCGTATTTGGTACCGAACATCACCCTTCAACATCTTGACTGCTGTTTCAAGATTCTTTTCCCGAAAACATACTATCAACATTTTAGAGAAGTCGATGTGGGGCGCAGTGAGGCTGTCAAGGAATGCTTCGGCGTTTCTGCCTGTCATACCACAGTAGGTCTGTAATGCTCCAATCGCATTTCGCAAGTCACCTTCGTGACCTTTTGCGATAACTTCGACAGCAGTCTTGGAAATATCGGGAGCGTGTTGAACAGCAATTTTAGTCAATTGTTGAACCATATCCTCATTTGGTATTGGGCTAAAAGTACGCACTTGGCATCGGCTTTGTAGCCAGCGTGAAACCTTCGGAAGACGGTTGCAGGTGAGAATGAAATAACCGTTAGCGTTTTCAATAACGCCTTTGAGAGCAGACTGTGCGGCATCGGTCAGTTGGTCGGCCTCGTCAAGCAAAAAGATTCTTTCCTTAACACCACTTCGGGTCATTGGTATAATGACTTCTTCAATGAACTCAATCCCACGCTCTCTCTTGGAAGATGCGTTGAAGGTCACGATTTGCCAACCTAAGTCCTTTGCGAGAGCGATAGCCATTGAGGTCTTTCCTGTACCGGCCATTGGCGAGAAGAAGATGTAGTGTTGCATCGGCATTTCCCCGACAACCACTTGATGTAGTTCAGCGACGAGTTGGTCTTGTCCTACTATTCCCGTAAGACTTGTTGGTCGGTGGTGAGTAGCCCAAACGGTCATTCAATCAACTCCATTAGTGTTTTAGCCATCTTTATTCCTCTTTCATCCCATCGTAGCCAATCTTCGGATAACTCTTTGATACCTTCACGCAACCGCTGGACTTCTGCTTGTAGGTTCATGTAGTTATCAACCATCTTACCTGTGAAGTATCGGCCTTCGCTTCCTTCGTATTTGTCTGTGTCAATCATTCTTCTTCCCCCGTTAAATCGTAAATCACTTTCTGTGCGGCGCACAATTTGCAGTGATGTTTAGCCTCAAATTGAGGGAAGCACTTGTTGGGCGTTTTACACTTGACACAGTGAGGACATTTTGTACGACCAAGTAGGCCCGACTCATAAGTCCTACCGCAGTGATAGCAAGCGGTCCAGCGTCCAAGAATCTTGTAGCGGGTCATACTTCCACTTCCCAAGATGCGTCGAGTGTGCAGTGGTAGCAGGCTCGCTCACCGTCTTTTGCGATAACAGCGTCGTCGCATAGCGGACAAAGCATGAGTCCCTTAGAGGACAGTACGCTCTTGAAAAAGAACTTGACTACCTTTCCAGCCATCACTCATCATCCCCACAGTCGCATTCAAAGCAAGACCAACAGCCTTCGCACGAACCATTGTCACACCACTCAAATTGGTCGTCGTCAACATATTGACCACAACAATGAGTGTAGCCATCCTGTATTTTTCCGTCAATAGCAAATGGTTCACCGACTCCTGTGTAGTCACCCTCGCAAGTGATTTCGGGGTAGTCTTCCATGCCGTAGTCAGTGTGACCGATGATACCGTTGCCCTTGTAATTCTTCATGGGGTCGGTGTCGCAAAGAGCAAAGGGGATGCAACAAATGGATGCTGTGTCGGCACAGTGAGATGTACCAGCACGATGCCAAAATTTCTGCTCCAAGCCGCTGTACGACCATGAGCCGTCGCCACCCGTCGATTGGATAACGAGGTCGAAGCCTTTCCACTTGACAATGTTGGAGCCGTAGCCTTGACCTTCGGTGGCGGCGTTCCACACCTCACAGAAGTCGCCCCATTCGGAGTCCTTGATGTAGTAGCAAGGGTCGCTGATGATAAAGTCGTTGACATTCGGCTCACCGTATTCATCGAGTTGCCACGGTTTAGGATGCTTGATTTCCTGTGTGTAGGTGTTGTAGTGAATCTCCGGCATCATTGACCGCACCCCCCATGCTTGCAGATTTCGATGTAGTCACAAAGCAACAGTATCTTGTCGGAAGAACACGAGTACAGGAATCCGAGCCTGTCCTTGTTCCACAAAAGCCACTTCTCGTCAAGGTAGTCTTCCGTAGCCTGCGGGAAAAGTACACTCTTAAAAGTATTGTAATCGAGGCGACCGAGGTACTTCAAATCCTCAAGCACTTTGGTGACTTGAGCGGAGAAGTTATTTGGTCGTCTTTTGTTGGCCCATTCAATTTGCGTGGAACAGTCCCAACCGTTAATCCGTTCACAATGCACGAGGAATGAAACGACAGTATCGACGCCATAATCGTCACACAACTCCTCAATGAGCGGTCGAGAGGATTGGATGCGCTTGCCTATCTGCGCCGCAACAACAGCGGCGAGTCCCAACGCATCACTTAATGTTGCGCTCATTCTTCCGCCCCCAAAAGTGCTTGAAATTGTTCGGCGAATTTGATTTGCATGGAACAGTCGGAAGCGAAATTGTCCTCGTGTGCTTCAAAGAAGTCAATGACTACTTTGCACGAACTTTCATCACACATGTGTTCGACAGTATCACGGTCGTACTTCCAAACATCGTTAGCAACGAAAAGAGCGAGGTCCATCATAGTGTAATAACTCATTCGCTCACCTCAATGCAGTCAAGAATGTCTTCCATGTAGCATGATTCAATCTCATTCTTAATTATGTCACGCAAGGTGTTATCCATTAGTTCATCAATGTCAATGTCAAGGTCAATGCTTAGGTCAATTTTTACTGTTATGTTCATGTTCATTCCTCCAAAAAGTCTGCGAGTACGATACCCTTGTATTTACGAGTTCCAGCCGGTTGCGTCTTAGATACGGGGGCTTCATGTTCCCTTTCACTGCGAGGCATATAAGGCTTCTCTTCTGCCTGTGGTACAATGACACGGAAGGCCGAGAAGTATTGTTTCCTTGAAACCATTTGGTTGCCGTTCTTGGCTCGGCGGCGTGGGTGTATGAGGTGCCAAGCGACTTCGACCTTGCGACCATTGACAGCCCTCACGGACTCGGCGTTGAACAGGTACCCACCGGACTTGTATGCTGTTTGCACAACTGCGGTGACGATGAAACCACCGGTCTTGGATGGCACAGCGGTGCGACCAGCACACTCCTTGATTTGGGCGACGGTCAACTTCTCGCCGACCTTGAATGGACTTCGTGTGACACTCATTGGCTCACCCCGAACTTGATTGCGCCTTCCAGCGTCTTGATTTTTTGGTGCGACGATTCTGCGAGCAACAAAAGTCGGTCGAACCTCAATACATTTTGCGGTAGTGCTGTGAGAACAGAAGAACCCGAATGCTCAGTTTGACTATCAAGCACTTTCTGTAATCCGTTATGCGTTCTAATTTCGTTCGTCAAAAGTTGGGAAAGCAGTATCACTTCGTCTTTCAAGGTACAGTCGCCGAGGTCGTAGTGATTAACGACCGCATCGAGCCAATCCCTTGTGTTCCTCCAATTGATGATTGGAGTAAATTGTCCAAGTTTGGAATGGGCGCAAGAACGGTGAAACCAATGCTCCCCTTCATCGCAGACCATTGTTGTGAAGCATTCGCCGCAGATAAAAGCGGCTTCCGAGCGTTGGCCGGAAAAGGCGTGTAGCGGTGTTTCTGTTTGTGTTTCTGTCATGTGTTTCATTCCTCCTTTTGTTTGTAATCATTGTGTGTGTGGGGCAGGCGATGCTGGCGTCGGGTCATAAGGTTGCGAATCAAAACAGCGACATTCTTGGCCGCTGTTGTGAAACGCTTTTCAGTCACCGGACAGTTCACCATGTTAGCCTCGACTTCATCGAGAGGTATGTTGTTTAACACCTCTTTCAAAATCTCGTATTCAACATGTGGTACTGTCTTTGCTCGCATCTCCCTGCCTCTAAATATACATAGACGGCTGGGCTTATAAAGGTTGTGGTGGTCCGACTAAACGGATATTCGACCACAATGCAAACATTCCTCGGAGTTCGGAGGAAAGATGCGAGTTCGACCACAAGCCACACATTTCATGGCTTGCCTGCGCTCCGATGGAGTCATGGTCGAAGGTTCACGGATGAACTTGATTTCGTCTTTCGATAATACTACTTCACGGTCCAAATCGTAAAGTGCGTGAGATGAACGATGGCCGAGGATATTCTCAACCTTGCGTTTGCCAACGGTAATCACCGAATGGGACTTGCACAGCAGTGCGGAAAGGGAATGAGGTGAAGGAATGTGATTGACTCCCTTCTTTTCACCGAGAGCGACGGCAACATCTTCTTTCGTCATTGGTCCGCCTTCCCAAAGTATTTCGAGAATAGCCCGTCGTACACGACGATTCGTTGCGCTCATGTCCTGTCCCACGGAAGTGTTTTATTTAATGTTGCCCTAACAGTTATGAGTCATACCACATCAGCGCATCCATCGCCTGCGCCGCCATCGTCGCATCTTCTTGAGCATCCATGTGTGGTGGATTCGTATTGGCGAAGGTCGGTCGCTGTCGTGGACTCGTGTGTATTCGGCGGCTTTCGATGATGGCCCACTGCTCAATCAACCGTAGCATGAGGTACCCATTCATACCCAAAGAGGCGACCAAGACGGCAAACAGTAGGAAGTCCATCACACCCATTCCAAGATACTCTCCTTGCCTTTCTTGACACCCTTCGGGAGAGGTTCTCCTTTAGTGCGAAGGTCGTTGCGAACCTTCCCATCGAGGGCAATAATGTTCTCCCAATACTTGTCACTCTCACGAAACCCGTCGGGCGGCGATTCCTTTTTCTTGGACTTCTTGGGCCACTCCCAACGAGAACGAGAAGACTTCAACCCGTATGCCAAAAGCGATTCGGTGTACTCGGCAGGTAGCGTGTACGAAGTCTGTGCCAACATACGCCACAATTCTATTTCCCCAATCTTATTGCGGCGGAGGAATGCGAGAGCAAGCGGGATTGGTAATACGCCACGAATCGACTTGAACACTCTCGTCCTATCATCCCAGCGAAACATCATCTCCACTTCCCGTTTGAAACCATCACGCCCAGCCTTAAGACTCTTGTCCACGATTATTAGTTCCTTAATTGTTTTACTCAATTTAGGCATCTTATCCAAGACAAAAACCATTCGATAGGAAACAACATCAACCCAACGCTTGATTTCTTTTTCGGTAATCTTTACACCGTGGATGATGTAGGTTGTATCGGGAGCAACCGGTGCATATTCGATACCACGGGTTTCGATAACTTGACCGATACGATACGCCCTTTCGTCACTCGTCAAGATAATTATGCCCCTCATATCTCGTCCCTCCAAACGGGTCGTGTTCCAAAATGTGAGTTCTAAGGTTGTTCATCTGTGCGTGACTTAGACCCCACACCTTTCTAACAACAACGCTTTGAATAATATAGGGACCATAATACCAAGTCGGCTTGTCTTCAAGAAGACAAATTGTACCATGCTCCATCATCGCTTTGATGAGTTGTGGGTACTCGCTCTTTTCAATGCGACGAGCGAACAGCGTATTCTTCGGACCCTTTCTCCATTCAATCATGTTCAGTCCTCCCAATCAACATCGACAGTGTGCGACGGTGGTTTCAACGCCGCCACTTGTAGTTCAATCATGTCGAGCAACTTAGGCTCATCACGAAGCGTATTCACGAGAACACCCATGACCCCATCCATTTGTTTTTGTGCTAACAATAGTTGCGAGTCAACACCAATCTCTTTCTTGAGTTGTCCGACGAGTCGGAGCGAGGTGTTGGCCTGTGCGACCAACTTTGCCGCATCAGTGACCCACTCGGAAGTGATACCGCCTTGACTGTCCTTCATGGACTCAAGTTCGTCAAGCCATCCGAGAAGCCTGCTCACAATGTCCTGTGCCGCATCGAGCGTGTTGATGGACTCGTAGCGCATATTCTCCATGTGCTTCGCTTCTTCGGGGTCGTAGTCCACATGGTTGTCCATGTGTTCCATGACAGTACCAACCGGCCAAGCGTATTTCTCTTCAAGGTAAGCCGGACTCACATGACCAGCATGGACTTCGACCTCAAGTTCCTTTCGGGTCGAGATGCCACACATGGGACAGTCGGGAGTGTCGAGAACCCACCGTAGGGTTTCGATGTTCAGTGCGTTGCCTTCGCTGGCAAGCCGTTGTTCAATCTCACGCTGACTTCTCATCGGATTCACCTCCCCACTTCTGTACCACTTGGGCTGGGTCTGTTAAGGTTCCTATTCGACACATGACACCTTTGCGACCACGCCCCTTAGTCTTGGGGGTATATTCACAGTACCACGGTTGGTTGACGAGGTTGTCGTCAATCCATCGCTTTGCCGCTGTGTAGTCACCACGAGTTATGATGCGGGCGATTTCCTTAAGCAAGGTGGACTTGGTAATGTCTTGCATCCAAAACGCATCCTTGATGAGTCGTGCATCGGAGTCCATAACCGAGCGTCGCATGACAAGAGCGGCTTCAAGAATCTTGAGTAATTTTTCGTCAAGACTTATGTTCAGCACTTGATTTCCTACCCAATCATCACACATCATGGCGTAGCCGATTGCGATGCGTCGGAACAAGTCGGACTCAAAGGAACGAATGTCCGGTCGGTCAAGCCAAGCACCCAACTCTTCCGAGAAGTGAACACCACTTGGAGGGTCGAAGATTGCGTCGAGCATCCTTGTGTTAATCCAATTGCGAATGTGAATGACTTCTTCGGCGAGCATGGCTCGGTCTTCACGGGTCATGTTGACCTGCTTGTGCTGGGCCGTCTTGTACGCCGCTTCTTTTTCGGGACTCATCTCAATGTCGATGATAAACAGACGGCGGTCAAGACCGGACTCCATCTCAAGTCGGCTCGGCTGTGTTCCGCCCCACATAGTATAGCGGGTATTATATCGTACACGACCCATCCTCATCGCCTTCTCAACCCGACCATTGTCAAGGGAAGTGAGAAGTTGATTCTTCATGTCAACGCTGTGGTCTTTCTTGTTTGCATCAGTGAGCGATGATGATTCTTCAAAACCGAGAAACCCTCCGCACATATCACGAGCCAACGGGCGACCTGTGATGTTGCCGTCTTCATCGACGGAGCCGAACATACCGGCCTCGGTGACGGAGTTGGGACCGAGCATTGTGCGGAAGCCGGAGCCGTCTTCAAACGCTGTTGGTGTGTAAAGCAAACCTGTACCTTCTGCGAGGAACATATTGATGAGCATACTTTTACCGGAACCCTTCTCACCACGCATCAAGATGTGAACTCGTGTGTCGGCGAGTTGTGACATTGGTGTGTAAATCGGTGCGAAGGAATGTCGCATGGGACAGTTAGGAATGTTGAAGTCTGCGTTGTGCAAAGGGTCAAAGTCACACCGGCTACACTTGTTGATACCATTGAAGATGTGTGCGCCAATCGAAGTGACAAAGATTGGGATTTTGTCTTCAACATCGACATAGTAGTTTGCCTTTGCGAAGTTTAGTATTCGGTCAATAATCTTCGTCATTGGAACTCCCCCATTGATGTGTCTTCGTCAAAGCCTTGACTTGAAAGTTCGGTTTCGACAGACATTAGTGTTGAGATTGTTTTTTCCATTTCTTTATCGCACCACGGGAGGCCGGATAGTTGTAGGTAAATCGTCATTTTCTTGAGAGCCTCAATGTCGATGAATTGACCTTCGTCTTGCGAGGCTACTACGGCCTTGCCTTGCATACCCATTTTATCGGCAAGCATTGGGAAGGCCCACGCAGGCAGGGCGAGGTATGAGTCTTCGTCGGAGAACAGCCCCTCCCAATCATTGTCACTCGTATGCACATTGATGGCTGGATTCTGTTCTGCGTCGAGAATGTTCATCGAAGTAATTGTGCATATTTGTTCACAGCCCTCCATCTTCAAGTAGCGCAAAAGACTGTACATCATTGGGTATGAGTTCTTCCAAAGGTCTGCGTTGGGTTCACCTTTACCGTCACTGTTCGGGTACCAATTTGTTATTGCGATAAAACAAATATCTTCTGTCACTTGTGTGATGCGCCACCCAATATCGTTGGGCTTTGGTAGTCTGTTGAATGCCTCAATGTTTTGGTATCGGGAAGTGATTGTCGCCACTTCGGTACCGTCGCCTTCGATAGCCTTGCCACAGATGAGAGGGATGAAGCCGTACTCGCCTTCGACATAAAGGTACACCGTCTTAGGGTTGAACATCGTGAACGATTCATTGTGAAAAATATCAATGTCCAAGAACTGTATGTGTCCGCTCATTGTAAAGCCTCCTTGACATACTCTCTAACGAACTTTGGCATACGGTCTAAGCGTCGGATTGGGGAACGGGTGGGGTCGAGGTAGGGTGCTGTGATTTCGTCCATTGTACGGGCCTCTAAGACACAAACGAGGTTGGTGCTTGGAACACCCTTCCATTGTTTTAGCGCACTGATGCTTCCGGTGAACGGGTAGGTTTCCTTGGTGACTTCGTTGTACCATCCGACCCGTCGGAACATACGGGAGTTGAGAAGGACTTGGGTCAAGGTCTGTTGCTTAGGTATAGACTCGTTGCCATACACTGCTGAGTAGTGCTGGTGGATTGTTGATGTGGTCATGGCATCGTTGTGGTTGACCATGAATGACCATACCCTTTCTGCCAATCGGTTGTTGTTTCGCTTGCCCATATCTTATGGTAGGTTTGTAGGGTTATAAGGGCTTTGTTTTTGTTGATTTGGGAATGCGAGAAAGAAATAAACGCTGTACTGCGCCCAAATGTGTTAATTCTTTTTTTGTTTCATAGAGGTTTAAGAAAAGAAGTATTAACTAAGATAGGAGCCTTTACTAAAACACCTATGAAGTATTGAAAGAATTA